TGATCATGATGAGAGTATGGGGTCATGTTCCAGAGTTGCAGGGATTCTATTTGTTGGTGCTGTGCCTGTTAATTGGGCCCCCAACACTCTTAGTGAGGAACAGGCTGTGCGTAATCGCGCCACCTGTGATAGAATTTTGGATGCTGAGGGTGAGGCTGTGTTCGGCAAGAAGTTGATGAAATGGGTCGATGATAAGTATTATTGGCTGTTTCCCAACGTCAACTATGCCCCAGCTTCTTTCTTAGCTTGGAACCAGAGGTTCCCGGCTGCCACGCAACTCAAGCATACTACTGCCGTGGCCGACTACGCTGGACAATTGTCCAGTGTTGATTTTAGGTTGTCGTCATTCACTAAGCAAGAAGGATTGGTGCTCTGTGCTGATGATGATGTGCCTGATAAGGCAAAACGGCTGATTCAGGCCCCTAGTGGGGCCGTCAATGCAAAAATTGGGCCCGCCTGTTTGGGGCTCACGAAAGCTTTGGGTAGATGCTGGAACTTTCGCCACCACACACTATTTGCTAGTGGGTGTAGTGCTGAATCCGTTGGACAGTACTATTGTGGCACGTACGACAATCCCGTTGGTGAGATGGGGGTTGATTCGTTAATGAATACCGTTGATCTGGAGTCACAATACGACCGGTCAATGGCATCACACAACGACCGTCTTTACTGCCCAGAGACGTATGCCATAGAAAATGATTTTTCAGCATTCGATGGGTCTATCGGACTGCACTTCTTGCGCATGGAAAACCATGTTTTTGAGAGGTTTGGTCTTGATAAGGATGTGTCGGCTGTGTTGCGTAAGTTGTGGAATACGACCGGACGCACCCCACATGGGGTTGTGTACCGGGTGCAAGGGACCCGTCGATCGGGTGAACCCACTACATCTGTAGGAAATTCCATAATCAACGCAATAGCTCACCACTACATTATTTCACGCCATGTTCCTGATGCTAAATACAGGATCATGGTTTTGGGCGATGACGCGTTACTGTTAACTAGTGACATTCGCCTAACCACTATACCTTGGGTGCAAGAGTTCCATGCGATGGGGCTGCACGCCAAGCCTGTGGTGAAGGATCC